TTGCCGTTGCCGCGATAAATCGTAACAATTCGCAGCGCGGCCGATGACAACTTGGCCGGCGGACAAAGTGGAAAGGCACCCGCTTGAAACGTTAATTCTCTACGCAAAAAACGCGCGCACGCATTCGCCGGAACAAGTCGATCAAATCGCCGCCAGCATGAAAGAATGGGGTTGGACGAACCCCGTTTTGGTCGACGAGATTGGCGAGATAATCGCGGGGCATGGCCGCGTGTTGGCGGCCGGACAGCTCGGCTTTAGCGACGTTCCGGTGATGGTCGCCGATGGTTGGACCGACGATCAAAAGCGCGCCTATCGGATCGCGGACAATCGGCTCGCTGAGCTTGCGAGTTGGGATTTTGAAACGCTCGCCGACGAGTTCAACGCGCTCGGCGACGATTTCAATGCGGAGTTCGCCGGCTTTTCTTGGGACGAAATCGAAAAGCTGTGGGCGCCAGAAAACGACCCCCTCGCCGAGTGGCAGGGGATGCCCGAGTTCGAGCAGAATTCGAAGATGGCGTTCAAGACGATCGCCGTGCACTTCCCCGACGCCGCAGCCGTCGAGAAATTCGCCAAGCTGATCAAGCAGCCGCTGACCGAGAAGACGCGCTTTGTCTGGTATCCGCAGCAGCCGAACGTCGTCGCGATCGACAAGCGCTATGAGGCTGCGGAGTGAACCCGCAACACCCGATCTACATCCCGTCGAAGGGGCGCGCGGAGAGCCGGCGCACGATGCGCTTTCTTGACGAGATCGGCGTGCCATACCGCGTGATCGTCGAAGCTCAGGAGATCGACGCCTACGCGCAGTATATCGATCACGCTAAGCTGCTCGTCCTGCCGCAGCGCTACCGCGAAAAATTCGACGCGTGCATGGCGTTGACGCCCGAGCAGAGCCGAGGATCGGGCCCAGCGCGCAACTTCGCGTGGGATCATGCTGTCAGCGAAGGCGCGACGTCTCACTGGATCGTCGACGACAATATATCGACTTTCTTTCGCCTCAATCGAAACATGAAAATCCGCGTTGCCGACGGGACGATCTTTCGCTGCATGGAGGACTTTGCGCAGAGATATCGGAATGTCGCGATGGTCGGCCCGAACTATCACTTTTTCGCCAAGCGCCGCCAGCATCTCAACCCGATCATCATCAACACCCGCCTTTACTCGTGCATCCTCATCCGCAATGACATCCCGTTCCGCTGGCGCTGCCGCTACAACGAAGACGTTGACTTGTCGCTGCGCGTGCTCAAAGCCGGCTGGTGCACGGTTCAATTCAACGCATTTTTGCAGGGCAAAGCGCGCACGCAGACGATGGGCGGCGGCAATACCGACGCTTTCTATCGCGAAGAAGGCACAGGCCCGAAAGCGACGATGCTCGCGAACCTTCATCCGGACGTCGCTCGCGTCGTCTGGAAGTTCGGCCGCTGGCATCACCACGTCGACTATCGCCCCTTCCGCCGCAACAAGCTGCTTAAGCGCGACGGCATCGAGATCGCCGCGGGCGTCGATGAGTACGGAATGCGGCTCGTCAAGGTGGCAGCATGAGACAGCGCGGCAGACCTTCGGCGGCTGGAAAAGCGGTCGTCGTCGAGGGCGTCTTCGGCCGTCGCCCCGAGCCGCCGAGCGATTTGACCGAGCGACAAGCGGAAATCTGGCGCGAGACGACGGCGAGCGAGCCCATCGAATTCTTCAACACCGCGGCGCTGCGCAGCTTGCTGGTCGACTATTGCCGCCACCGCGAAGCGGCCGAGAACATCTCGGCGATCATCGACAAGTTCAATCCCGAGTGGCTGAAAAACGGCGACGCCGTGAAGCGATACGAATCCTTGCTGCGGATTCGCGACTCCGAAACCCGCGCCGCAGCGGGGATGGCGCGGGCGCTGCGGCTAACCAATCAATCGCGCTATACGCCGATGGCTGCCGCGACGGCCGGCCGAAACGCAGCTAGAGGCCCGAAGCCTTGGGAGGTGTAGAGCTTGCGGCGCGGCCGCGCTAACCGCGCCATTAACTGGATTGAAGATTACTGCCGAGTGCCAGAAGGCGCGCTCGTGGGGAAGCCGGTGAAGCTGCGCGCGTGGCAGCGCAAGGAAATCCGGCGCATCTACGACAACCCGGCCGGCACGCGCAGAGCGATCCTTTCGTTTGGGCGCAAGAACGGCAAGACCGCGCTCTCGGCATTCCTGCTGCTGTTGCATCTGTGCGGGCCCGAGGCCAAGCCGAACTCGCAGCTCTACAGCACCGCGCAGTCGCGCGACCAAGCCGCGATTCTCTTTGCGCTGGCAGCGAAGATTGTCCGCATGTCGCCGGACCTCTACGGCGTGGTCTTGATCCGCGACACCTCGAAGCAACTGTTTTGCCCCGAGCTCGGCACGCTCTACCGGGCGCTCTCGGCCGAAGCGAAGACCGCTTATGGCTTGTCGCCGGCGCTGGTGATCCATGACGAGCTCGGCCAAGTCCGCGGCCCGCGCAGCCCGCTCTACGAGGCGATGGAAACCGCCACCGGCGCGCAACAAGACGCGCTCTCGATCATCATCAGCACCCAGGCGCCGACCGACGCCGACCTGTTATCGATCCTCATCGACGACGGCCTGGCGGCGCACGATCCGCGCGTCGTCGTCGCGCTCTACACCGCACCACTGACCGTTGACGCCTTCAGTCGAGCGGCGATCAAGGCCGCGAACCCGGCCTTCGGGGATTTCCTCAATGCCGACGAAGTCCTGGCGATGGCCGAGGACGCGCGGCGGATGCCGGCGCGACAGGCCGAGTTCGAGAACCTCATCCTCAACCGGCGCGTCGAGGGCTCTGCGGCGTTTGTCTCGCGGTCGCTGTGGCTGACGTGCAACGCGCCGGCGCTGCCGATCGATCGCGGGCCGGTCTATGGCGGGCTCGATCTCTCGGCGGTTGGCGACCTCACGGCGCTGGTGCTGGTCGGCCAAGTCGACGGAGCCTGGCAGGTTCACCCGACCTTCTGGCTACCCGCGGACGGGCTGGCGCAGAAAGCGCGCGCCGACCGCGTACCGTACGATCTGTGGCACCGCGACGGCTATCTGCAAGCCGCGCCGGGAAGCTCGATTGATTACGAATACGTCGCTGAATATCTCCGCGGCGTCTTCGATAGCTACGACGTCCGGACGATCGCCTTTGACCGCTGGGGCTTCCGCCATCTGCGCCCGTGGCTGCTCAAAGCCGGCTTTACCGAGCCGTTTATCGAGGCGCACTTCACCGAGTTCGGCCAGGGCTACCAAGACATGAGCCCGGCGCTGCGAGCGCTTGAGGGCGAAATCCTCAATGCGCGGCTGGCGCACGGCGGCCATCCGGTGCTGACCATGTGCGCCGCGAACGCGGTGATCGCCACCGACCCGGCCGGCAACCGCAAGTTCGAGAAAGCGAAGGCCTCAGGCCGCATCGACGGCATGGTCGCCTTGGCGATGGCCGTCAGCATCGGCACGAGCGCCGCCGAGCGAAGCCTCGACATACGCACGGTGATCGGATGATTAAGATTAAGTCAACCGCCGCGCCGCCGCCGGGTGGCGATCCCCGCGAGTTCGTCATGAGCGACGGCACGGTCGACCGCATGGGCGACGTGATCGAGCAGGACGGCTGGGAGCTTGCGAACTTCAGGCGCAACCCGATCGCGCTGTTCGGCCACTCGCCGGGCTTCCCGATCGGGAAGTGGCACGACGTCCAAGTCCGCGACGGACAACTGACCGGCCGGCTCGAACTCATCCCGCCGGCAAGCGAGCGGATGCGCGAGCTTCATGCCGCGGTTGATGCCGGCGTCCTGCGCGCCGTGTCGGTCGGGTTTCACCCGATCAAAGCCGAACCCCTGGACCCGGATGATCCGTGGTTCGGACCGCAACGCTTCGTGAAATCCGAACTGGTCGAGTGCTCGCTTGTCGCGGTGCCGGCCAATGCGAACGCACTTCAGGTCGCGAAAGCGGCCGGGATCTCCCGCGAAACGCAAAGTCTGATCTTCGGCGAGGTTGCCGTGTGGGATCAGGCGGCGCGGCGCGGGTTCAACGGCGGGATTGCCGAGCACGACTCTTCCATCCGAAAGCACAAGGCAATGAACCTCTCCGATCGAATTGTCGCCGCGCAGACGAACGTCAACGCGCTCCGCGACGCCCTCAAACAGCATTACACCGACGTCGGCGACGTGCTCGACGAGCCCGCCATCGCAAAAGCCGACGAGCTCAACGCCCAGATCGACGCCGAGCTTCGGCGGATCGACACCATGCAGAAATCCGAGGCCGCCGTGGGTGCCGCGGCTACGGATACCGGCGTGGGGGCGCCGGGAGTCGCGGTGGCGCGGGTGCCTGCACCTTTCCTCCCCGCAGCACCAACGCCGCCGCGGCCTTTTGCGATGCCAAAAAAGGAAGAAAAGCCGGGCGAAATCTTGATGCGCGCCATCATCGCCAAGCTTTTCGTCGAAAAGGCCGGTCGCCCGGCGGAAGCGTTTCTCGCCGAGAACGGGTGGAGCGAAGACACTCGGGTCCGCGCTTGCTTTGATTGGGTACAGCGCGCGGCCACGGCGCCGGCCTTCACCAACGTTCCGACATGGGCGCAAGAGCTCGTGCGGACACAGTTCGCCGACTTGGTCGCCGCGCTGCTGATCGCATCGATCTATCAGCCGCTCGCGGCCCTCGGCGTGCGCTACACCCTCGGGCGTTACGGCACGATCTCGATCCCGGTCGAGGGTACGACGCCGACCGTGGCGGGCTCGTTTGTCGCGGAAGGCGCGCCAATCCCGGTCCGTCAGGCTGCGTTCTCGACGATCGCGATGGGTCTCAAAAAGATGGCCGTGATCTCGTCGTTCTCACGCGAGCTTTTCGAGTCGTCGGTGCCCAACATCGACACGCAACTGCGGGACATGATGGGCCGGCACACGAGCGCGGCGCTCGATACGGTGCTGATCGACAACATCGCGGCGACGACGATCCGACCGGCTGGCCTCCGCGCCGGCGTTTCGGGGTTGACGCCGACAACCGGCGGCGGCTTTACCGCCTTGGTTGCCGACCTCAAGCAGATGTTGAACGTGCTCACGGCGGCGAATTCACTCCGCATGCCGGTGTGGATCATGAACCCGCAACAGGTGCTCAGCATCACCTTGACGCAGTCGGCCGCGGGTGTCGGCGTGTTCCCGTTCAAGGCTGAGGTCGAGCAAGGGCGGTTGATGACGTATCCCATCATCTCGTCGTCAACAGTGCCGGTCGGCATGGTCATTCTGCTTGACGCCGCGGACTTTGCCTCGCTCGCCGGTGACGATCCGCGGTTCGAGCTCTCCGACCAAGCGACGCTGCACATGGAAGACACCGCGCCGCAGCCGATCGGCACGGCCGGGACGCCGAACGTGGTCGCCGCGCCGGTTAGGTCGATGTTCCAGACGGATTCGATCGCGCTTCGCATGATTCTGCCCATGAATTGGATGATGCGGCGTACCGGCTTGGTCGCATGGATCACGGGCGTCACGTGGTAAGACGCAAACCTCGACGCTTTAGCTGGCGTATTCCGGCTGCTTGGTTTGGCGGCCGGATCGTCACGAAGGGAGACGAAAATGGCAGACACGATGAGAACGACGGGCATGAAAGAACTCGACGCGCAAGCGAAAGCGCGGGCCGAAGTGGTCGCGACGAGCACGGTGCCGGAACACATTCCGACACCGGACCAACGCGAAAATGACGCCCTCGCGACGGGCGCGATGCACCCGGACGAGAAGACCTCTCATACGGTGACGTATAGTGGCGCGCCGCCGCCGCCGCCGCCGGGCCGAGCCGCGGCGCCGAACGTACAGCACGAAGCGCCGAAGCGCTCATAGTGCCAAACCTGGTGGCTCTGGTGACGGGCGCAGTCTCTCGCGCCCTGTCCCTGCGCCAGAAGGCGAGCGTTCCCGGCGGCGGGTTCCTGCTACCGATCAGCGGTGGCTATCTGCCGCCGGATTCGCCGTGGAATTATTTTCAAACCGGCTACCCGGCCGCCGGCTTTAGCTACGGCTCGCGATCCGCGGTCGTCGCGGCGTGCGTCTCGGCTTATGCCCAGACCGTCGCCATGTGTCCCGGCACGCACTGGCAAACGCAAGCCAACAGCGGCCGCAAGCGCGTCACGACCTCGGCGCTCTCGCGGGTGCTCAGGCAACCGAACAGCTATCAGTCGTCGAGCGATTTTTTCCTGAACCTCACCCACGGGCTTTACAGCGATGGCAACGCCTATGCGCTCGCGCTGCGAAATGCCCGGTTTGAGGTCGACAGCTTGCACTTGATGAACCCGCGCATGTCGATGCCGGTCGTCGCTCCCGATGGCTCGATCTTCTACAGTCTCGGCGGGAACTGGGTCGTCGACCAGATGGTCCCAAGGGAGATGCTCAGCCGCGTTCCGGCGCGGAATGTGCTTCACGTGAAACTCGAATCACGGCCGGAAAACCCGCTGATCGGCGAGTCGCCCTTGACCTCGGTGATCACCGACATCGCCGCCGGCGAAACGATCATCCGGGCCGGCGCTGCCTACGCCGCAAACGAGGGTCGTCCAAGCGGCATCATCACCACGGACCAAAACCTGACCGACGAACAGATCAAACAGATTCACGCGCTATGGGATCAGTTCACCAAGGGCATAAACGCCGGCGGGACGCCGATCCTCAGCCAAGGGTTTAAGTGGCAAGAGGGCGTGAAGGGCGTCGGCTCGCGCGACGCGCAGATGGCCGAGATGCTGCAAATCTCCGATCAGCGCATTGCGACCGCGTACCGCGTGCCGCTCGCCATGTTGTCGCTGATCGCCGGACAGGCGCCGCAAGCCTCGACGACCGAACTCATTCAACACTGGCTCGCGACGGGGCTCGGCTTCGCGCTCGAACATATCGAGCAAGCCGTGACCAATTTCTTCGGGCTTCTCGGTTGGCCCGACGAGTACCTGGAACTTGACACCCGCGCGCTTGAGCGGATGCAGTTCAAGGACCGGATCGAGGCATTAGCGAGGGGCGTGCAAGGCGGCATCTACGCGCCGAACGAGGCGCGCGCGATGGAAGACCTCCCGGCGGCCGAAGACGGCGACGAGCCGCGCGTGCAGCAACAGGTCGTGCCGTTGTCCTTCGCCTCGCAGCCGCCACCACCACCAGCGGCGCCGCCCGCACCGGCACCCAACGACAACCAGCCACCGAAAACCGACGAAGCCAATGCCGCAGGATTCGCCGCTAGCATTCGCCGCGCCGCAGACCGCCACTTCCGCGCTTGACGCTCTCGCCGAGGAGCTCGGCCGCGTCGTCGCCGCGGAACGGCGCGAGTGGCAGCGCGAACGGGACGTCGCCGTTGCTGAACTTCGCGCCGAGGTCGCCGAGTTCCGCCTGAAGGTTTCGGACCTCGTCGCCGAGCGGCTCGCCGCTGTGAAGGACGGCGAGCCTGGACCGGCCGGCGAGCGAGGGCCACAGGGCGCCCCGGGCGAGCGCGGAGACGTGGGAGAAGCGGGTCCGGAAGGGGTAGAGGGCCCACCCGGCGAGATGGGCCCTCCTGGGGCTTCTGGCGCGCCCGGTGAGCGTGGCGAAAAGGGCGACCGCGGCGAGCCCGGTGAACGAGGGCCGCAAGGTCCGCCGGCCAAATTCCGGGTGTGCACCATTTGGAGCGAGCGCGTGCACTACGAGGGCGATCTGGTCACGCACCGCGGCTCGCTTTGGCAGGCGGTCCGCGATACCGGACGCGAGCCGCCGCATGACGATTGGCTGTTGATCGCCGCGGCCGGCGCCGACGGCAAAGACGCGCCCATCGGGCGCGTGTTCGGCAAGTACGACCCGGCCGGCGTCTATAAGCAAACCGACCTCGTGACGTTCGACGGCGGCGAGTGGCGCGCCCGAAAGGACGATCCGGGGCCGTTACCGGGGGCGGGATGGGCGCTCTCTGCCGTGCAAGGCAAAGTCGGGAAGCCGGGGCCGAAAGGCGACCCGGGCGAACGTGGGCCCGCCGCGCCGCGCATCACGTCGGTCGAGGGTTACCACCTCGTCATGAGCGACGGGACCGCGATCGATCTGCGGCCGATGTTCGAGCGCTACGACGCAGAGGTCAGCCGGTGACCCCGTACATCACAACGGTCGTCACGCCGGCGCCCAGCCGCGATCTGACGACGCTCGCCGACGTCCGCGAGCAGCTGTCCATCCGCTCGAACGACACGGCGCAGGACGCATGGTTGGCCAAAGTGATCTCGCGCGCCTCGGCGCAGGCCGAGAAGTACTGCAATCGCATCTTTGCCCAGCAGGACTACCAAGATCAGTTCGGCGCGATGTCCTGCGATACCGGCACACCACTGATGCTCGGGCAATCCCCGGTCACGGTGACGCTTGTCACGGTCGATGGCACCGACCTCGCGGATACCGATTTCATCGCCGATAGCCTGCCGGGTCTGCTCTACAGCACTGTCGAGCCACGACAGTGGATCGCCACCAGTTCGCTCACCGTGCAATACACCGCCGGTTTCGACCCGGTGCCGGACGACGTCCAGCAGGCGGTCATCGAGCTTTGCGTGATGGAATTCCGTAGCCGAGGACGTGATCCGATGCTGCGGGAGCAAGAGACGCCTGGACTCGGCCGACAAACGTTTTGGGTCGGGCCGATGCCAGGACTGCCAGGGACGCAACTGCCGGGCGATATTGCGACTCTGCTGATGCCTTACCGGCGAGGGCTGATCGGGTGAATCGCGAACTGATCGTCTCGACGCTGTTCGGGCGATTACAGCAGCCGCCGATGGTCTTCGAGTTCACCGCAGACACGACCACGGGCGACATGACCCTTGCCAATGTGAGCGACACAAGCGGAATGCTGGTCGGGTTGCCGGTCAGCGGCGACGGCGTGGCCGATGGTGCGATTTTGGCGGCGGTGGAACCATCGGTCACGCTTTCGCTTCCTTGCACGGCAGACCGCACCGCATCGCCGTTGACGCAGGGCTTTCAAACCGCGTCCAGGCGCCTCGCCCATGCCACGCAAGAAGTCGACATGCCGGCGATGTATCTCGTCGACGTCGGCGAGGACCATCCGCCCCGTGAATCGACGCGGCCGTATTTCGCGCTGATCTATTGCGAGCTGTGGGTCTTTTCCAAAGCCGGGGAAGATCCCGAATCTGTGCCGGCTACACCGCTGAACAACTTCCTCGACGCGATCGAAAAGGCGTTGAACCCGACCGGCTCGCAACCCGGTGGCGGTGTGCGGCAGCCGCTGGGCTTACAGGGCGTCCAGTATTGCCGGATCGAGGGCGAGGTTCAAAAAGACCCCGGCCACGACGGGCGCCTCGCGATGGCAATCGTCCCGCTCCGGATCGCAGTCGCCTCAAATCTCGAAACCAAGGTCATCGGGGGCTAGTCATGGCGTCGGGTTCACTCATCGATTTCAACGTCAAGGTCGACGACACGCGCATCAAGTTCATGTTTGACAACCTGCCAAAACAGCTACAGGCGAACTTGGCGGCCAGGATCGACGCGCTCACCGCCGAACTGCTTGGCAAAGTGCGCGCCGCCGAACCACACCGCACCGGCGCGCTGAGGCTGGAAACGAAGCGCTTTCTCGATCAGCGGGAGGACTTTGTTCGCGGCCGGGTGCGGGTGCTCGGCCCCGGTGGCCGCGGCCACAACGTCGCCGCCGCCGCGCTCGAATATGGCGCGCACAGTAGTTTCCCGGTGAAGGCTTATCGCCGTGAAGGGGTTGCGGTCGCCGGATATCGGCGGCGCGCCAACATCGCGGAACGGCGGTTCTTGCGCGGGCCGGCCGAGGGTATGCGCGCCAAAGTCCTGGCCGAATTACGCAAAGCCATCGCCGATACGATCGCAGAAGCCAACAAGCCGACCTAAAGGAGACCAGTCATGCAAGGAGCCGCACCGCGCGCCCCAACGCCCGGGACCATCAATGTTTTTGGTGCCGACCAAATTCTCGCCAAGGTGAAGTTCGCCGGCGGAAACGCCATCGGGCCGCAGATCGAGATGGAACTGACCAACGTCATGTTTCGTCCAGGCAACCCCATCGGTCTTATTCAGGACGAATGGGGGCAGCTTCATCTGACGGGTGAAGTGCTGGCCGACGAAACCGGCATTTTCGGCACCATCACCCATCCCGACACGACCCTCGTGTCTCCGCTGGTCGATATGTATTACCTCGGCAAGGGTATCGTCTCGATCCAGCTTGCGTCGGATACCGGCGGCACCTACCGCGATCTGGGCAATGCCCCGACTTTCGAATTCGTCCCGAACGTCACCACCTTGCCGCACTACTCGTCGCGGCATGGGGTGAGAATCAAGGATTTAGAAATAATTCATGAGAAAGCGGCGTCGTTGAACTTGGTTCTCGACGAGTTCACCTACGACAACCTCATGCTGGTGTTCCTCGGCACGGTGGGGCCATAAGTTGGTTTCCCTGGTCGATATCGTCCCGCAAAAGCGCACGGTCCAGATCGCCGCGGGCGACCTCGAATTGCGCGGGCTGGGCCTGCGGCAGATCGCCGGTCTCCTTTTGCAATTCCCCAGCCTGCGCAATCTGATCACCGAGGGCGCACCCGCCGTCGACTTTGCCGAACTGCTTGCGTTGGCACCCGACGCCATCGCCACCATCATCGCCGAGGCCGCGGGTCAACCCGATGCGGTGGAGGCCCTCGTCGATGGCGGACTGAACTCTGATGAAATCCTCGACTGTCTGACGGTGATCCACGAACTCACCTTTCCGCGCGGTATGCGCCCTTTATTGCAACGCCTGGGGCTGGTCGTCCCCGACGACAACGCGCCCGCCCCGGTTGGCAAGGATCAGGCTACGAGTACGCCGCCGCCGCCGAACAACTCATCGCCGCCGGACATGATGGCCGCCGAGTGATGGAGTACACGCCGATCCAGCTTCAGGCGTTTGTCTTTATCGCGCAAAAGCGCCGCGCCCGCGAACTCGGCGAGGAACTGCAAGCCAATTTGCTAGCCGCCAGGGGCGACGAGAAAGCAATCCGCACCCAGCTCCGGGAATGGGAAAAGTAAGTGCCCGATAATCTCAATGTCAGCATCACCGCCGACAGCACAAAGGCGCGCGTCGAAATCGAATTGCTGAGCGGGAAACTAACCGCGGCCAGAAAGGAGGTCAGGTTATTTCGCGAGGAGGCAGCGAAGACCGGGGATACAACCAAGCTGACCAAAGCTGTCGCCGAGGTCCAGCGGCTTGAGAAGGAAACGGGCGATCTGCGCAAAGAAACGCGCCGGACCCGAGAGGAGGTCGAGGGCCTCGGCGAAAGCCTCCTGCATCTGGCGCATGGGAACCGCCCGATAGCTCGGCTGATTCGAGAATTCGGCAGCCTCAACGCATCGGTGGAAAACTCCGCTGCAATATTCGGGCGCGTCCTGGGCGGCTTTGGTGGTGGCGTGGCCGCCATCGCCGCCTTCAAGGGTTTTGAAATCCTGAAAGACACGGTCGTTGAGGCGAATAAAGCGCTGGCCGAGCTGAAGAAAGCAGCCGGCGAGATCGGCGTGCGGCCGGTTGCCTTGAAAGCGGTGCAAGAAGCCGCACAGGAAGCTGGTCACGACGTCGACGCGGCAACCAAAGTGATGCAGGGCTTTGGCAAAGCCATCGAAGAAAACCGCAACAAATTCGCGGCGCCGGTTGTCGGCGGCGTCGGCCTTCCCACTGTGCTCCGCGGCGGAACCTTAGAGACGCCGACACCCGGCAGAGTGGTTTTCCCCGGCGCTCAGGGCGCGGGCGGACGCATGGTGCAAGTCGGACGCGGCGGCGTGCCGGGGCTCACCGATCCGACCAAGGCGCTCGAAGATCTCGATCTAAGCAAATTTCCAAAGACCGCGGAGGGGATTGAGAAAGCGGCGCGAGCGCTGCAAACGCGTGTCTTGGAATTACAGAAGACCATGAACTCGCTGGATTTTAACATTTTTGCAAAAGCTAAGTTCGGTGTCTCGGGTAAGGAGCTGGGCGAAATTGTCAACGATATGGAGGAGATGGAAAAAATAATTAAGAGGATCCAGGGGCCCTTGAACGCGGCCTCCGCACAGTTGGAAAGATTGGCGGCGGCTCAGGGCAAGCTTAAGACCATCCGCGAGGAGACGACGGCGCCATTTGTCCAAGCGTTTAATGAGGCGGATATCGCCATCACGACCGCGCTTACGCATTTCTTCGAGGCGCCGTGGAAGGAAAAATTCACCGAGCTGTGGACGAGCATCAGTGACGAAGCCGGCAAGATACCTGCGAACATTCACAAAAATTTCATCGACCCGGTGATGCAGGACTGGAACAACTTTGTTTCTGGCCTGACGGGTGCCTGGACTTCGTTCTGTGATGGCATTGTCAGCGCAGCAAGCGCCGCCGCGGCCGCAATTGGATCGATTTGGCAAGGAATAAAAGGTGCCGCCGCTGGTGCTGGGGCTGCGATTGCCGCCGGCGCTCAGCAAGGAGCGGTTCCAGGGCTCGCCACTGGCGGCTATGTGCGCGGTCCCGGCACTGGCACCAGCGACAGCATCCTGGCGCGGCTTTCGGCCGGCGAGTTTGTGATCAATTCCCGGGCCGTGCGCCGCCTCGGGGCCAGCTTCCTCTCGGGCCTCAACGGGTATGCCGACGGCGGTTTTGTCAGCCCGCAGCCGCTGCGCTTTGCCGCGGGCGGCCTCGTGCCGTCCGCCGCTGGCGGGACGCCCGTCCACCTTCACCTCGACGGGCAGTCGTTCGCGACGAGCGCGACAGAGGGCGTTGCAAGCGCTCTCGTGGTCGCGGCGCGGCGCCAACAGATGCGCTCGGCCGGTGTCAAACCAAGCTGGTACGGCGGCAGGCCGGGCGCATAAGTCGATGCCGCTGCCGGCGACCTTCTCGACCGTGCTGGATATCGTCGACGACGGGGCGACGGGACATCCCGGCGTCAATCCATATTCGGCGCGCGCTCTGCGGGGAACGCTGAGCCCGATCGATCTCGCGCAGGGCAACGACAAGCTGGCGCGCACGGTCAACGGGACGCTCGTCGATATCTCGGCGCCCCAGATGCGCAAATACAAACTGGAAATCAGCGGCGAGGACGTGGCGCCGCCCGCACTCGACGGCCTGTGGGTCGGGATGCAGGTCACGGTGAACTGCCACGTCGAGCTAGCCTATCTCACCGCGAGCGGGGTGCCCGGAAGGACCCCGGTCTCCGGCAGCCAGCATATCGAAGGCAACTACACCTATTATTGCCCGCAGTTTCAGATGCTCATTGTCAGCATGCAAATCGACCGGCAGGAATGGGCGGCTGACGTAACGTGGTCGCTGGTGCTGGAGGAAATCTAGGTGGCCGGGCCGTTTTATTTCGCGTGGACCGGCGGCGCGATACAGGAACAGGTCGTCGTCGTCACCAATGGCAACACCCACGGCGGCAATATCGGCAGCTTTGCCTTCGTCGGCGACACGGACGGGCGTCAGGTCGTCAACCTCTCTAGCGTGACTGGGCTTGAAGAGGGCGCGCTTTATCAGCTCGAAGGGGCGGGCATCCTCGGCAACACATATTTTATCTATGACACGAGCGTCCTGAGCGGGGCGCCGGGATCACTGAACCTGACCCAACCGCCGACCGGCGTTGCGCGAAGCGTTCAATTCAACACCACTAATTCTATTCCCATTGGGGAAGTCCCGGCGACGCTACTGGCCGGCAGCGATGTTGCGGTGTTCAGCGATGTCGATCTCCCGCCCGGAGTGTACGGCATCCGCGGAACCGGCATCGCCCAAGTCTTTCAGACCATCACCCAAACGAGCTTTGAGAGCGGCGGCGGCGGTAGCGGCATAACCAGCAGCGTCACAAATCTCCTGCTGACGGGGTCCGCTTTCTTCGCATACGACGGCACGAGCGGCTCGGCGCATATGCGATACATGGTCGCCGATAATGATGTCACCATCACAACCGATCCGCTCGGCGGCACGATCACGGCAACCCAGTATCACGTTATAGAAAAGCAGGCGTTCGCCACGGCAACCGGCCAGTTCCCCGTCGTCATCACCGGAATGCCGGATGGCGACTGGTACAGCATTACCAGCATCCCGACAGGCGTGCTCGCGGGCCTGCAAACCGGCCTTAGGTACAACATCACCGGCAACGGTATTCAACTCGGGACCACGTTTGTTGCGCCGAGCGGCGGCAACGAAATCGAGATCGATCAACCTGCGACGAACTATCAACTCAATGCCATCCTGACGATCACCGGGCCGCGCACGCCCGATTCGGCCTTCGATCCGAGCGTTCATGACCGCTTCGATGCCGACGTGCTCGATATCGAGATCAGCCACGAAGAGGGATCGTTCGCGACGCTGAGCGTCAGGCTGAAGCCGACCAATGCTGCGCTCGGTCTGCTGGCCATCGGTCGCAATCTCTGGTGCTGGCTATCGTGGGACCAAGCCTGGACACCTGACGGAACGGCGACGCCCGATCTCGTGCCGCTCTTTAACGGCCGGCTGGTTGGCGTGCCAAAGCTCCAAGCCGACGAGATCGTGCAGTTGGAATTCCTCGCAAGGCCGGATGATTTCGGGGCGCAAAAGCTCGCGCTGGCTAATTCGCTGTCGGTCCTGCCCTATTACGATCCGGTCTGGCTGGCCGCGAATGTCAATGTCGACACAGTATTGGAAACATATTCCTCGCTTTGGCACATCGAACGGACCTCGCTCGGCGTCACCGTCAGCGACTTGTTGCAAGGCGAGGACGGGACGGTCAGCGTCGACGAGGAAACAGCGCTCTACGACAATTTCACCGTCACCTACGGGCAACCGCCGCTCGTCGCCGTGACGTTCTCCGCGACCGTGACGTGGCAGCAACAAGCGGATGGGCTGCTCGACGTCACCCAGAAAATTGTGCAAGCGTTTCACGATCAAAATTCACCGTGGAAAGATGCCTTTCCGTCTCCGAGCGGCCCGAGCGGCCCCGGTGGCGGCGGCCTCATTTCCGTCCTGTGCGGCGACGGGTTGTTGCAGGATTGGCCGAAGCCGGGCACCAGCATCGGCGGCGGGTGGAGCTTGTCGAGCTACAATGACGGCTCAGGCTATCCGCTCTGTTATATTTGGAATGCGGTTTGGCCGATCGGGTGGCTCAAGTCGAAGACTTATAACGTCACCGTTTCCGCCCAAAGCCCAACGGTGCAGACGAATCCGGATGGCTCCGCAAACGATGCGGCGATGCTGACGGGACAGTACAGCACGTATGTCTACGGCTTCCCGCTCAACATCTACAAAGTCAGGATGGTGCTGAGATACGAGGCCGACCGGAAGCGCACCGAAACCATAACCGGCGTATTGATGGCCGACGTGCAGCGCTTGCTTTCCGATAGCGCTGAGAACGATCGCGAGTCGGTAGAAATGACCTCCGAATATGTCGGGCAAGGCGTTGACCCCGGCGGCGAGCTGCCGATCGGCGACCTATCCTATAGGTCATATTTCCAGACCGATCGGGGCGCTCGCTCATTCGAATATTTGCTTCTCGCCGCGCGGGCCAAGCTCCGCGCACGGGCGCGAGCGGTCGACATCACCTTCGCAGTGCCGTGGCGCGCCGCGCTTGGGATCGGCCTTCGCAACTCGGTGACGCTTTTCGATCGCCGGCTTCCCGGCGGTAGCGCAACCGGCAAGGTTAAGTCCTACCGCCTCACCGTCGCCGCGGGCCGGATGCTCGGGGAGTTCACCATCGGTTGCTCGATCGGCGCCGGCAACCCCTCGACCGCCGTCGAGGGCGTCAACGCTTACGTCGATGACGGCTACGTGGACGGCTACCAAGTCATTGCCGGCGGGCAAACGATGCTCCTCGACAACGAGCTCGCTTATCAAGGTCTCGATGAGTTCGCGATCGATGATGATGGGCTGCAACTGAAGAACCTCACCGTCCGCAGTGCGGTTAACCTCTGTACTGTGCTGAACGGCCTGCTGACCCAGCTTGAGCACCTTGGCCCCTATCAGCAGACGGTCGGATACGGCGACCCGTCGAGCGTCGTCCGGAACCTCAGCACACAGGTCACGCTCGACCTGAAGCCGGTGCAGGGTGCCGAGTTTCATACGTCGTTTTTCCCGGCCGTCTCGCCTCTGGCATTGCCGAAGACCATCGACCTCGGCGCAGCCGATGACGAGATGATGGCCGAGTGGGACCGCGGGTCCGGCGGTTCCATGTGGGACGGCGGCGGCACCGTTTGGGATCAGCCAAGTGCCTAGCCAGATCGACCCTACGCAGCCGCCCGAAGGCCAGCCGACGACGCAGGGCGTGCGGGACAACTTCGCGACGGCCGCGTCGGAGATCACCGCGCTTCAGGCAGATACCGAAGGCGCGCCGTTCATGCCGCTTTCCGGCGGGCAGATGGTCGGCTCGCTAATGTTGAACAACGACCCTGGCGCGGCGCGCGAGGCGGCAAGCAAACAGTACGTCGATCGCATGGTGGCACCGGGGCCGGCAGGCGCAACCGGACCGATTGGGCCGGCTGGACCGGCCGGCGTGCAGGGGCCGGCCGGTGCGCAGGGCGTGCAGGGCAATCCCGGTCCATCGGGCGCACCCGGCATTCAAGGACCTGCCGGCGCGGCAGGCCAGACCGGCGCAACCGGGCCGCAAGGCCAGATGGGTCCGATGGGGCAACAGGGACCGATCGGCGCGGCGGGGCCGAAAGGCGCGACAGGCGCGCAGGGGCCAACCGGCGCAACGGGAGCGACCGGGCCGCAGGGGCCGAACTGGCAAGTTGGCGCGGGTCTTACGCTCAACGCCGGCACCACGCCCTCGACGCTGCTCTTTGCCAACGCCGCCGATGGCAACGTGCTGGCGAACGTCAGCGGCGCTCCCGCGCCGGCCGTGCCGACGGCGGTTACGGCGTTGCTGGACAAGGTATTTGGCAACACGCGCGGCGCGATGCTCTATCGCGGGGCCGCCGGATGGGCCGCGCTGCCACCCGGGACGGCTGGGCAACGGCTCATCAGCAACGGGGCGAATGCCGATCCGTCATGGATCACGAGCGCGACGCTGAGCCAAGCGATCACGCCCGACCCGGCCGGCACGAATAGCACCACGGGCGTTATGTGCGGCTTCAATGCGCAGATCACGCTTGTCGGGTCTGGGAACCTTGCAATCAACGTCTATGGCATCGCGGGGATGAGCGCCGGCTCGGCGGGCGGGACGATCCGTATTGCTATCGGGACCGGAACGCCACCAGCGAACGGAGCGGCGCTTCCGGCCGGCGCAACGCTGGTCGGCGGATCGATGCCAACCGCCGGAAGCCCTCGCGCCGGATACAACCTCAGTGCGCTCGCCCTCGGGCTAACACGAGGCACGCCCTATTGGATTGACATCCTGATGACCGCGCCGGGAGGCGCGGCCGTCCTTTCCCTGACCGGCAACCAGCTTTCGGCCGCAGGAGTCGCGTAATGCTCGAATATGCCGTCCGGCCCTACCAGACGCCGAACAGCCAAGGGAAGATCATCATCCCGTCGACGCCGGGCTCGTCGACTCAGCGCGCGACAATCACCTGGGGCGCAAAGAACAGCGCCATTCCGCAAGCCAACAAAGGCTTTAACGTCGTGTGCTGCTCCGAGCAATTGGAGGAATTGGAGCGGCAAGGCGAAACCGTCCAAATCCCCATCACGCAACAGCAAGTCGACGTGGGTCATATGGAGGTCTTCCGCTCCAATCAACTGAAGCTCAAGAAGAAATCAAACGATAGCAGCCACCCATGCGACAGCCCGCTCGACCAGTACCTTGGCGCCGAATTCGGCCTCGACGATACCGGCGATACCAGCATTGATCTCGGCTGGGTCGGCACGGTCGATGCGGCCGATCAGTGCGGTGTCAGTTGGAAGCTGAACAACAACACGACGGGCGCGTGATGGTCGATTACGTCGAATTCCCGACCGATCTCGTTCGCGAGATCGTTTTGCCGAAAAAGGAGCCGACGCCGCCGCTACCTGTCCCCTTTCCACCAGGGAAGGACTGGGGAGCCTGCGGCGCTTATTTTTGGCACGATACCGTGATTTATAGTGCCGGCCTTTATTCCCCTCAGCCTTGGGGTATGTGGATGCTTACGCTAAGTGAGGAAGGCGATCTAATATGGGTACATATGCCATTACAGGTCGGCACCGCAGGAGGCGTCGAATGGTTTGTGACGCCGTACCTCTGGTATTTACCTAAAGAATTCATTATCACCGTCACGACGATTCCGTATCGAGCCTTTGTTGACTCGATAGACTTCGCTTTCAAGCTGAGGGTATGGACCAACCCGGACGTACTGAGCTTTGATCCCTGCACTGTGCCGCCAGATCAGGTTGTAGACGGCGGCCCGAGCTTCGATACCATAACTGTTACAGCTCCGCCCGGTGCACTCTTTATGGTATCGGGCGCACATTCCTGCAGGGGACCATCGGGTATCGCTTTCATTCAGGTGCAGGCGATTTGCCCAGATCAGACGGACTTCCTTCCTGAGCAGCCGGCTGGCTTTCCACAAACAGACCCTAGATGGGCGATTGTGCGTATCGGACCGCCGGAACCGGGGTCCATATTTCTGCCATGACCGATATCACCTATCGCACTATCGGGGCGTGGGGGCCGGGCAAAGGCGCGAACCTTCAGGCGAGCGAAGTAGACAATAATTTCTGGTCGCTCGCCCTAGCGATCAACGACCTCATCAACGATCCGCCGGAAGCTAACGGCATTGGTGCCATCAGTGTTTCCGGCACACAGATGACCATCGTCCTGAACGATGGTCAGGTGATGGGACCGTTCACGCTGCCGGTGCTGACATTCCGGTGGCGCGGTGAGTGGACCGAAACCACGCCCTACGCGCAGCTCGACGTTTTCACGGTGACGGATGTCGGCATTTTCATGGTGCAGTCGCCATACGGCTACACTTCCGGTAGCGAGTTTGACCCAGAGGTCGTCGATACCGATTTCAATGCGACCTTGGTCCAATTGTTTGGTAGCGTGGATGTCGCGCTGTCGAAGATGCCGGATGTTCAGATCATCGATCCGCAAGACGGCGATGGTCTAATTTATCGGTCGGTCGACCAGAAGTGGGAAAACAACCCGCTCGGCAGTATGGCCTTTCAGCCCGCGAGCCTTGTTGCGATAACCGGCGGCGCAATCACCGGAATGAGTCCGCCGCTCGGGCCGAACGATGTAGCCACGAAAGGCTATGTCGACTCGTCGCTGGCCGGCGGCACGCCTCCGGTGACGCCGTACACAATGATCTGCAATATCAATGCGTTTTCAGCCCCGGCCCTACCGGCAACACTAAGCGATTACCTCGACGCCGCGCTCGGCTCTACCGTCGTCGGCAACATGATTTACCGCAGCGGCGCTGGTTGGCAGGTTCTGCCGCCGGGCGTCGCGGGCTCCATCCTTCAGTCCGGTGGCGCGGGCGTCGATCCGGCATGGACGACATCACCCGGCGCGGGCGTGGTGTCGATCACCGCAGGCCCCGGCATCTCGACCGGCGGCGCCCCGATCACATCCACCGGCACGGTGTCGCTGGCGAACGTCTCGGACGGGCAGCTCCTCGCCGATATCAGCGGCAGCGCTGGGCCGCCGGCCGGTGTCACGTTGAGCGCATACCTCGACCACGTGCTCAGTTCATCGCGCGGCACGCTCCTGACGCGCACCATCGCCGGCTGGGTATCGCTCAATCCCGGCACGAGCGGCTATTACCTGAAAACCCAAGGCAGCGGCGCCGACCTGATGTGGGACGCGCCGCCCGGTGCCGGTACGGTGCTATCGGTAGCCAGTGGTACGGGACTGACCGGCGGGCCGATAACCTCGACGGGCACGCTGGCGCTCGCGGCGATCGCCAACGGCGACGTCCTGGCGAACACCAGCGGGTCATCAGCGGCGCCGATCCCGACGACGGTATCGTTGCTCCTCGATAGCGTCTTCGGCAGCGCGCGCGGGGACGTGCTCTACCGTGGCGCCTCGGGCTGGACGGCTTTGGTGCCAGGGACATCCGGCCAGATATTGACCACGGGTGGCAGCGCGGCTGACCCGTCGTGGCAGAACGCGCCGACGAGCGGCGGCAGCATCGGCAACGGGCAAATCATTTCCAACATCACCGGGCACACTGCCGTCGCGAGCGGCAACACGCTCTCGGCCATATTCGACGCGATCCTGTCCTCGTCACGCGGCTCGGTGATCTATCGCACCAACTCGGGCTGGGTCGCCCTCGCGCCGGGAACCGCCGGCCAAGTGCTCACGACCCAAGGCGGCACCGCCGACCCGACGTGGACGACCAACGCCGGCGCGCTCCTCAACATCACCTCGCCGGCCGCGCAGGACACGCTTGCTTACAACACCAGCTCGGGGCGCTTCGAGAACGTCCGGCCGCGGTATCACCTCGGCTCCTATGTACCCGGCACGATGTCGCCGAGCCAGAACCTCCTATTTCACCGCTTCTCGAAAGCCGTCACGATCCCGGCGAACTTCGGGACGTACCTCGGCCATGTCAGCGAAGCGGCCGGCGGGACCGCCGCGACGGCCTCGACCGTCATTCAGCTTTCAAAAGCGCTCTCGGCCACGCCGACGACGTTCACGAACATCGCGACGATCACCTTTGCGGCCGGCGCGGTGCTCGGAAGCTTCTCGGTCCAGGCGGCAATCACTTTCGCGCAGGGCGACATCATCCGCATCCGCGGGCCGGCGACGCCAGACACCACATTCGCCGACTTCATGCTGACCATCATGGGATGGGAGACTTAAGACATGACCGGTTTCACCGATCGCGTCGCGCAGGGCATCCTAAATCACGTGGTCGGCAAGACCACGATCTTCACGCTGCCAACCGCCTATGTCGCCCTCTTTACGGCGGTCGGCACCGATGCCGGGACCGGCTTCACCGAGCCGTCGACCGGCGCTTATGCGCGCGTCTCGACAGCGGCCGGCGATTGGAACAGCGCGAGCGGCTCGGCGCCAAGCCTCATCACCAATGCCAACGCGATCACGTTCCCGACAGCGACGGCGAACTGGGGCAACATCATCGCCTTTGGCTTGTATGACGCGGCGTCCGCGGGCAACCTGCTCGCATGGGATTACTTCGGCTCGTTCAACTGGCTTCCCGCGACAGTCTCGGCGGCATCACCCGCAGTCCTCACCGTCAAGGCGCATGGATACACCGGCGGCGATCTGGTCGAGTGGTCGGTGGAGTATGGCGGGACGACGCCGACGTTCAGCCAAAGCAATTTCACGGGTCCCCTTACCGTCGCAAGTCCGACGACCGACACCTTCACCGTGACCAACGGGGCGACCGCGGTCAACACCAGCACGACCGGCGGCGGCATGGTCCGCAAGATGACGAGCCAAGCGATCAACAGCGGCGTGCAGGCGTCTTTCCCGGCCTCGTCGCTCAGCATCACATCGGCGTGAGGCGCGGCGAAAAGGATATTTGTCATGGCCGTAATCATGGTCGAGGGTTTCGACAAGTACGGCCCGGCGAACAGCAACTCGACATCCGTTACCGCGCTAATGGTCGGCGAATGGACGACAATAACAGCCGTGAACATTGCCGCGCCATTGAGTGCAACCGGCCAAGCAGTAACGAATGGCGGCGCGATGACTTTGACGAAGACGATAACGGCTGTGGGTCGGATTATCGGCGGCGTCCGCTTTAGTTCGGTTCTTACTCAAAATATCGGGGTTCAGTTTCTCGACGGCGCAAGCAGCCAGTGCGGCATCCAGATCGCGGTGACCGGCATAATCAATTTGAGAAACGGCTTCTACACTACCGGGACGATCCTCGGTTCGTCGGCGTCCGCGATCAGCGCAAACACGACCCATTATCTGGAATGGGACATCACCCTTGGCAACTCGGCGTCCTATAACGTTTACCTCGACGGCGTTTCGATTATTTCCGGCACGGGCGATACAACCGCCACCGCCAACAACACGATCAGCGGCGTTTCATTGCAAGTCGCTGCTGGGACCAACCTCGCGACATTCGATGACTTCTATCTATTCGACAGCACGGGCTCGACCAACAACGCGCCGCTCTTAACCTCCCCGCGCATCGAAACAACCGCGCCGCTCTCGGACAGCGCGGTGCAGTTTGCCATCGGGGCGTCCGTGCTGGGCGGGACGGTGGCGCGCACCACGACGAACTTCTCGACGGCGGCGAACCAATTCTACGTGCGCCCTTTTACTCCTTCGCGGGCCTGTACGATCAATTCCATATCGATCAGCGTGAATGCCACGAGCGCGACAGTGAACCTACGGCCCGTGGTCTACTCTGACAGCTCCGGTGTCCCCGGCTCGCTGCTCAGCGGCGGCTCGACGGTGACCGGGATCACCGCCGCGACGATAGCAACGCTGCCGCTGACGACGCCGCAAAGTCTGACGGCCGGCACGCAGTATTGGCTTGGCTACATGGCTGATATTGCCGTAACCAACGCCTTTCAGGCTTATGACGCTTCGGCTGTTGGTCGCACAGCGACGAGCACATTTTCCAGTGGTGCACCCGGCACGGCGCCGTCGACGACAGCGGGCCAAACGACTGTGCTGCTCTGGGGCAACGTGACGCTGGCGAGCGCAGCCAATTTCTACGAGGTCAGCCAATCGCCCCCGCCCGCTGCCGACACGAGTTATGTGGCGGATGGCACCGTCAGTGACGAAGACCTTTATAACTTCGCGAACCTGTCCGCGGTCCCGGCCAGCATCTACGCCGTCGCCGTCAAGGCATTCTGCAAACGGTCGGACAGCGGCGCGCGCACGGTATCCCTGCGGATGAAGTCCTCGACCACCGACGGCGGCGGCAGTTCGACGGGCCAGACGCCGGCAACGAGCTACGCGTGGATCGGCAGCAACTTCGAAACCGACCCGAACGGCTCGATCCCGTGGACCGGGGTCAATCTGAACGCCGCGACCACAGGCATCAAGATCGACGCCTAACCGATGGCCGTAACCCAAGGTCGCTTTAGCAGCGTTGTCCGCGAAGCGCTCAACGCGTCGACGGGGCAGGCGAGGCTCGCGGGCATCGTCCGCGAAGCGCTGATCGTCGGTGTCGGGCTCGCCGGCCGGATCAGCGCGCAGTCGTCGGCCAAAGGCGCGGTCACCACGACGACCGCGGGCGTGGTGCTGCTCGGCAAGATCGCGGCGACGAGCTCGGCCCGCGCTTCGGCGCAACTCAGGCTCAACGTCGCCGGCACGATCAAGGCCTCGGCCACCGCTGCCGGCTATTTCCTCGAAAGCGCGTCGCTCGCCGGCCGAATCGCCACCATGTCGAGCGGCGCTATGTTGCGGGTCGGCCAAGTCGCGGTCGCTGGCGCGATCACCGCGCAATCGAAGGCGAGTGCTGTGGTGAACCTTCAAGTCGGCGGCCTCAAGCGCCAGTGGGGCGTCACGATCAACACGGGGTAAGCTCATGGCGTGCGGCGGCTGTCTGCAAATGCGGCATACGATGATCCGGGTCCTGCTCGGGCCCCGCGTGGCCGATAAGCTAGTCCCGTCACGCCCTCAGGTCGTCGCCGCTCGATTCGACCCCGGCAAAGCGAAGAATGAGACGATCGTGCGACGAAACATCATCATTAAAGCTCCACGACGTTAAGCGGGACGTTGGACAACCACGATCGCCTGATATGGGCGGCGTTCGGCATGGTGGCTGTGCTGGTCACGGTCACGGGTCTTCTGGTTTTTGGCAGCATTTTCTTCGCCCCAGGCAGCGACGCCACGGTCCGGCAGATGATCGAGGGCCGGATTATCGCCCGGGCGATCGTTCTCTTCCTGATCGTGCCGACGATCGCGCTTCTGTGCCTACAGGAGAAGATCAGCGGCGAAGCCGCCCTTGCCGCGCTCTCGGCAATCGCGGGCTACATCCTCGGCGGTAGCGCCCAGACGCCGGACTGAACCCCGAAGCAAGGAGGTGAGCGATGATCATCGAGGTTTTGCTGGTAGTGACCTTGTTCCTGTGGTTCCTCGCCTTGCTGCCCATCCCACAGGTGCCGCCGTTCTTCGTGAGCGCGGGTGGCTGGCTGGCATGGATCGCGGTCCTCCTGCTCGCCCTCTTTATCTTCCTGCCGGGGCTGCGCGGTTAAAGCTGACGGGGGCTGATCGTCCCGTGGGGCGTGCGCCGCGAGCGACGGAGTGTCGCGGCTAATGGCAAGACGGTTCCCAGTGGTCTTTGACCCAGTGGTCCGTCGTGCAGACCACGATTCCCGTCCGTCCGTTTCTCTTGTTTTCTGCCTCTCGGGCATGGGCTCTTTCCCATGCGCCAGCGTCAAAGGTGGTACTACCCTCTTTTGATGATTCTGCCGGTGCCGGAGGTTCCTTAGATTCCGTATGCGTTTTGCAATTGGTGTCGTTAGCCCCGCGGGGGCCTAGGTTACAAGTCGTCGTGGACGACGAACTGTCCGAATCGGTTCTCTCGTTGCAGACGTACACCTTTGGCTCCCAGCTATATTTCTGCGACTGCCAACTGCAATGCTTGCTGTACGTGGAATCGTCCGCCAACGCGGGTCCGGCCACGGCGCAGATCGCCGCCGCCGCTAACAAGGTTCTGATCACGTCATTTACTCCCTTCGTAGGTTGCAGCACGGGCAGCGCCAACGCCGACCGCATGGCCGCAATCGCCGTTGATGGGGTTGCAGTTGATCGAAAGCGCCGCGACGACGCAGAACGCGGCAATGGCGAGAAATTTTGCCCAGGTGCGTCTATCGTTGCTTGGCCGGCGTATAGTGATGCTGTTCATCTCGGTCGCCTCCAACGCGATCGGGGTGGAAAGTGGCGCCGCCTTGCTGCAAACAGGGCGGCGCTGCGCTTTTATATAATCGATAAATTGCTAAAAATGTTTTTAACGGAGTGCCCAATTTGTCGCAGACCCCCTTTCATAGCGCCTCCGAGGCCCGCTGAAGAACGCCTTGAGAACGAGGTTAGACAATTCCCGCCATGAAATACGCCGTTCGTTCACGCTAAAAATTGTCTACCTTATTGAAAAGATACGCATCGAGAAGATCATGGTGTTCTAATCGACGCGAAACTAAGCGATTGATACCGGCGATCTTTTTGCGTTCTTTTGTCTAACCTCGCCGGGGAGGTTCAAAGGTTAGACAATTTGCTTCCGCGACCCCGCCTTCATCGTCCAAGCCGACGACAACCCATTCGTCACCGACCCGAACGCGCAAGATCGGTAAAGTTGCCTCCCAAATGTCATCGGGCACGCTGACGATATCCTCGATCAGTTTCTCGGCGATCCGGCGGAAATCGGCCTTGGTCATCGCTGTCATCCCATGAACGCCTACCATTACTAGGCGCGGCAGATGCGATCGTAGATCGCGAGGAACTGAGCGAGGGTCATGCGGCCGTTGCTCTCGCGATAGCAGCGGTCAAGCTCGCCACAGGCGCCGCAAAGGACGTTGGCGGGCCGTTCCCGTGCCCCATAAAGGTAGATCGGCCGTCCGCAACCTTCACAGTCAAATTCGATCACCGCGGCATCCTCGGTCATCGCATGGGCCTCCCCTATTCCTGTATCGCCGTGAGCATCCCGTTCTCAAAATGGAGATACCGCCGGCCGCGGGCGTAAAACTCTTGCGTCGAGGTTCCTTGCGCGGTGGTCGTCGTGGTGATCCGATCCGGGAAACACCACGTCGTGGCCCGAGCCTGTAGGACCGTCATTCCGATAACCGGCTTCGTTTTGGCTTGCGCGCACAGCTTCTCGTACCTGTCAAAATCCCCCGGCTTGAAGGTGCCGAGCAATTTCGACATTGCCTCGACGCGCTTTCCATCGTCGCCGGCGCGCGTTTCTAGCTGGTGAAGTAGCCGATCGAAGTCCGTCGCGCTATCGGCGGCCGAAGCCGCCGTAGCCATTACGACCGCGGCGGCGCCGAGAAAGGCGAGCAGCTTCGGCTTCATCACGAAGCCCCCATGAACGCTACCATTTCGTCGGCGTAATGTTCTTGCTCGAAGTCCTCGCCGAGATAGCGGCGAAGCTCGGTTTCGGTTTTATGCCCGGTAAATGCCATCGTGATTGCGAAGGCGTCGGCTCGGTTTGCCCGAAGCGCGTTCCCATAGACCCGGCGCGCGGCGAGCTTCCGGCAACCATGCGGGCCGAGTCCTTCGAGGCCGGCGGCTTGGCAAGCCTCCCGGAACCAATTGGTGAAGTAACCCTTGGTGAACGGCTTTCCGTCCCGGTTAGTCACAAGGAACGGCAGCGGGTGCAACTCGGCGACATTAGCCGCGGGCCGCGGCGGCAGGATCGCCCGAACGTGCACCGGGATCGGGAGCTTTAACCGGCGTTGGGTTTTCTGTTGCACGAACACGATAAAATCGCCGTCGCATTTGTGCCATCCGAACTTCACCACGTCGGTGCGACGCTGGCCGCACCAAAGCAACACCATCAACGCGCGGTGTTCCATCGTGCCCGGTTTCCACGTCTCGCAGAACCGCGCCACGTCCGGCTCGGCCCACGGCTTGAAGCCGCCGGTTTTCGGGCGTTCGAGCAGCGCGACGCCGAGCGTGGGATTCTCGGTGATGCCGTACCGCTTCTCGGCGATCAGCCAGTTGTAAAACGTGCGGACAGCATACAGCCAGTTTTTCGCCGTCGTCGGCGTGTCTTTCCGTTTCTGCATCCCCGCTTCGATATGTTCCTTGCGAAGCGTCGAAAGCCGCTTGTCGCCGTTGGCGCGCGCCCATACACCGAGCAAGCTGCGCCGGCTTCGCATCGTATCGTCGGGAACGCGGCCCGCCTCGGCCTCGGCCGTGAGCCATGCCAGATAGGCGGCAACGCCTTTTTCCACCGTGCCATCGGGCGAGGTCGCGGGCCGCGGCGGCGGCGCCGGCTTCTCGCCCTTCGCGCCGGCCGCTGCCCAATACGCTTGATCGAAAATTCGGAAAGTGACGCTGCCGGGGATCGGAAGGTTGACGCCGGTTAGGCGGTAGGTACAGCGCGGCTTGCCGTGCCGGTCCTTCCATAGCTTGACGCCTTTATAGCGGCGTCCGTAATAAGTTGCGGTCATTCGATTCGCGCTCCGTGCGATCGGGTGGCAAGTGGCGTCGTCCGTTGCAAGCGGGCGGCGCCGCGCCTTATTTAAGCGCCGTCTTTCCATTCGTCCAGTTCGACCTCGGGATCGGCAGTTTTGGGCGGCTCGCCCGCCTCGATAACGATCGTTCCTTCGCGGTCGATGTAGAGCTTCCGCACCGGGAACCCGCAGCGCAACGCCGCGCGCATGGCGGCCTCAAGGTCGCGCTGCCGATACGTTAGGGGACCGTGCGCGGGCATCAATCGAGCACTCGATCCAAGGCGGCGCGGACGACCATCATCCTTTTGCCGATCTTAACCACCGGGACAGGGAGCCGGTTAGCTCGCGCGGCCATATATGCTGAGTTGCGCGATAAACCGAGCAACGCCGCGACTTCTTCGATTGTGTACGTCTGCCGTTCTAGCCCTGGTTTCGCTGGCTTCTCGATTTTGCAGCAAGAGCATTCCGCATACGGCAAATTAAAAGCGCCGCTCGATGCAGTCTGCGAGTAACCCGTGCCGTGGCACTCTTCGCATATCATCGCGGTTCTTCTCGCTAATCCGCGGCGCGCTTGCTCGGGATCGGCGACACCACGCCAGCGGCGAGCCAGTACGAACGGCCGGCGCCGGCGGCTTCGAGGTCCGGCAACTGATCGGGGCGGGCAACCGTGGTGCATACCAACGCCGGAAGCGCGACGCTGGCGAGCAGGGATAGAAGCCCGCCGCGGCTCGGGGCGTCGAGAATGTCGGCGCCATCGAGGACGACCATTGCCGAGCCGTCGAGCCGCGCCATTTCGACCGCAAGAACGGCCCGCACCCGGTATTGCTCGGAACTCGACAGCAACGCATAGGGACGATCGCCGCATGACATGCCGCCGTCGTCATCGAGCCGAACGGTCGGCCATCGAGCCAAGGCGCAATGCTCGGCGAGCGCGGCGTTGAACACCGCAAGCCGGCTGGCAAGTTTCTTCGCGCGCAAGCCATCGCCGGCCAGTAGGGCAATGACGATCTCGTTGCCCTCGATGAGCGCGTGGAGCCGGTCGGCCTCGGCCTTGGCGCGGTATTCGTCGAGGCGCTTTTCGGCGCGGGCAAGGCGGGCCTCGGCCGCCGCGCGATCGGCGGCGCCCGACTCCCTCGCCCGCGGCCAAGCGTCGAGCTTTGCTTGTGCGGCGAGCGAGTCCCGGATTGAAGCCTCGGCCGAGGCAACGTCCCTCCTGGCTTGCTGTAGCTCGGCGCTCGCGTGACTCAGCTTGCCCTCGGCTTCCGCGATTGCCATCCGGCGCCGCCGTAGCTCCGCATCATCGGATTTGACAACCGGGGCCTGTTCATAGCGGGTTTCAGCGAGCGACACCTTCACGGCGACAATCAGCGCGCCGCAGTGCGGACAGGGAAAGCCCTCTTGCCGGTCAGCCGGCGGCAGCGCAGCGCGCGCTTCCTGCGCTTGCTGATAAGCGGCCTCGTATTCCTTCACCCGTTCCTGCGCCCGCCCTAGCGCGTCCCGGCGGGCTTCGAGCAAGTCGGCCTCGCTTTCGAGGCGTTGCCGCTCGGCGTCGGACACGGCCTCGGCGGTTAGCGCGTTGTCGCGCTCGCGCTTCGCCGTGGCGGCTTCCTCGACTAGCTCGGGTTCGCGGAGTTCCGCGAGGTCGGGCCGCCAGCTTGCCGCGATGCGGCTCCCGTAATTGGCGCCGGTGATTTGCCGCCATTGACCTTTCATCTGCGCGCCGCGCTCGCGCCGGAACGCTACGGCGCCGTCCCATCCCTGCGCCTCTGTCAGTCCCCATAACCGATCGAACGCCTCCCCGGAGGCCGGCAAGCCGGCGTCGGCCATCGCTTGCGCGAGGTCGTCCGCGGTCGGTTCGGCGTGGAGGTATTCGGAAAGAATCCGCAGCCGATCCTTCGCCGGCATCAACGCGACGGATTCGATCCCGACCGCGTACACGCTCGCCTCGGGCGCCCTGCCGCCGGTCGTCTTCCGGGCGCTCGGCCATTCGACCATAGCGGACCCGTTCTCGGTCGATACCTCGACGCTGGCCGCCGCGGCGCCGGAACGAACAAGGGCGCCGGCCGCGTTGGCGCGCATCCCGCTAATCGGCAGCGTCGCGCCGGACAAAGCGGCTCCGACCGCTTGGGCAATCGAGCTTTTGCCCGCGGCGTTCAAACCGCCCAAAAGTGCAATGGGCGCGCACTCAAGCCGAGCCGTCGCACAACCGCGGAAATTGGTGACGTTGACGGTAATCATTCCGGCTTCCTCATCTCAGTTGATTACCGAAGGCCAATAGGTCAGGGTCCGCACTCGCGAACGAGTTGAATAAGCCCATCGCAGAGACGGTTCAGCGCGGGTTCTTGATCAGGCGGGAATAGCGCGCGCTCTAGCGGTGGTCGCAGTCCAGTCAGAGAGCCTATGAACTCAGCCACAAGCGCGACGACCGCAGCCTCAAATCTAACCCTGTTCGCGCCCGCTACATCCTCTCCCGGGCCTGTCTCGCCGCTATGCCATTCACCGGCCGCGTCGTGCCACCCGAGAAATCCCAGGTTCGTAGATGGGCCGAGCGCGTCGAGAATGGCGCGGACATGGTTGCCGGTTGCGCCGCAGTAGCCGTAATAAGCCTCTGGCACGGCGATATCCCAGGTCCGGATTGCCTGCCACACCGCCTCGAACTCTGGCGTCTCAAGCATCTCGGGCGTTGGGTCGGGCCAAGATTCGTTGGTCATCGCATTTGGTGCCCGCAGTTCGGACATGTCGGCAGATCGGTCGTATTGGCATCGCAATACGCGCAATAGCGCAGCAGCTTCCGGCGCGCTTTAATTCGACGCCACCGCTCGGCTCTCTCCTCCTCGCTCTCGGCGAATTGATCATCCCAATCCGGGCGTTCAGTCATTCGCGTAATCCCAGCTTTTGAGCGCTCGCATGCCCGCGCTCCCACGCCCTGTTCATCGCGCCCGCGATCGTCTCGGCGGCCGTCAGCGTCGGGATGTTGTCAATCTGGTTGTAGAAGCCGTCGGTAACGGCGTAAGTGCCGCGCCTGTCTTCTGCGGCAAAGAACGGGCAGAATTCTCCGGTCATGCGGCGCCCTCAAGAATGTGTCCCGATCCGTTAGTAATCGCTTCCATCCGGCTTCCTCATCATTCACGCCCGCCCGGAGCGTTCGCGCTCGGGCGCCGTTTTCAGCGCTCCCCATGTCGGATCGGTCCCGGTCGCATCGCGGACGACCACCGAAACCGCCATTTGCATCGTCGCCATGAAGGATTCTTTGACCAAAGAATCCCGCGCGAGGTTCATCCGAATCGAACCGAGTTGCACCGCGCCTTCCATGCTGTTCCTGCCCGGGGTGGCATAGGCGTTCCAAAATTCGCCCTCGACGCGGAACGCGAGGCGTCCGACTTCCACCTTGCTTTTGCTTTTCATCGGCAATGATCCTTCATCCACCGAAGCGAGTCGGCGACGGCTTCCATAAGCGCAATCTGCCGAGCGGCGAGCGCTTGCGTCATCCGGCGATCGGCGATCCGGCGCGGATAGACGCGCTGCCGCAATTTGATTTCGCGGTCCACACAAGCGATTTGCTCATCAAGCGTCGGTGGGAATAAATCGTTCATCGCTCGGCGTCCCTACGCCTCGAAGACAAAAGCGGGTCGGTCCGACGCTGGCGGCTCACCGGCTTCGTTACCTGGCTCAGGATCTTCGGGCGGCGGCTCGCCGCTCGCCTTTTGTTGCCGAGGCGGACGGCCCCGGCCGCGACGCGGCGGCTCCGGTTGCGTGGACGTTTCCTCGCTCTCGCCCTCGGTACTGGTGACAACCGCATCGAACCAATCGGCGGCATCGCTCATGCCGTCCCGGAGGCTGTTGTAGATTTTGCCGAGCATGACGATTTGGGCGGGCCGAACCGCATCGAGCCGGCGCTGAATCCGCGCCTCGATTTGCGGCTGTGTAATGCCGAACTCGGCGAACGCATCGAGCAGCCGCTTGACACCGTCCGGGCTTGTGTCGGCTTTCGCCGTCATCGTCTTTTCACAAGCTTGCAGCGCAGCTTCGGTCACGTCGCCCGGAATAACCGTCAGTAGGACGGCGCGCTTGCGGCGTTGTCCCATGTTGGCGATCAGTTCGTAAATATCGCGTTCGTCGGTGAGCCGGTATCCGCCCTGCCGGGTATCGCGCCAGTGCCGAACTTGGAATTGCCGCTCATCGTAATAGCCGGTTTCCAGATCCCACGCATAAGCGACGCACTCGGAATATTCACCGTGCCGCGCGATTTCCTTGATGCCGGACGCGAGGTTGCCCCATCGCTGCGCGATCGCCTCGGCAAGCCGGATCGATGGCCCGCGAATGTCGGTCCCGCCGCGCGCGTACTGATAGACCGCGGACGTTGCCAGCGTCGGGCGCGTGCAATCGTTCAAAATCCGCTCCATAGCGCGGATCGCATCGCGCGGATTGGCGCGCGCAATCATCATCCGGGCCTGGACCTCGGCGATGGCGCGCTGGCTCTCGACTGACACTAGCCCGCCGTTGCCGGCGCCGGTGTTGGCGACGATTTCACCGGCGGTAAAAGGATTGTCGACACTGCGCGGCTCCGCGAGTGCCGGCCGGGTTACTTCTGCGGTTGCTGCCATTTTGATTCCTCGCTCCCTGCCGCGATACTGCGGCGTCCAAATAAAGCCGGCATAGCGCAGCCTAGCCATTACCGCCGGCCTCCCCGGCCAGAAAACCGGCCTCGCGAAGATAGGCGAGCGCGAACGCGCCGTTGCGTACCTCGACGCCGAGCGATTGCAGAAAGTCCTTCGCCGCCTTTTGGCGCACGCGGAGGAGCGCCTTATATTCCCGGCGTCGCGCCCGGTAGGTTTCGGGGCGCTGTTCTTTAAGACGCTGTTTTTGTCGCCGCCTTAGTTCTGCCCTTAATTCCGGGTGATCGGCGAGATACCGCTTCCTTTTTGCGACATATTCCATTGTCTTCTCGGGATGCTCTAACGCCCATTGCCGAATGAGGTCGCGTTGTCGGGTCCGGCGCAATTCCTCGACGCGCTCGGAATTGGCGGCTTCCCATGCCCGACGCTCGGCTTCCACGGCTTCGCGGTGCGCGGCCACCGAAGCCCTCCGGTCGGCGTGCCATGCCAAAATGTGAGCAATAGCAGGCCCTTTATATTGATATGGGTGTGCGTCGCGCCATGCGCGCATTCTGGCACGAACCCGCTCGCGGTTAGCCGCGACGTAAGCGTTATCAATTGAGCGCACCAATTCGGGATTCGCCGCTCGGCGGGCGCGCTTTCGGGCGTTAGCCCGGTCGCGTTCGGCGCGGCTCATGGCCTGGCTAATTCGCTCACTGTTCGCGGCATAATAAGCCCGCTTTCGTGCGAGCTTCTCCTCGCGCGTCAGTACGGGCCGCCCTTTTTTTACATACGAGTAATGGGTTCGCGCGTATTCGCGCGAATAGGCAAGACGCGCCTCCCGCTGCTCCGGTGTCTCAGCGGCGAGGCGAGCGCCCTGGCGAGCGAGCGCTCGCGCTCCCGCTTCGGCGCAAATTTCGGCGAGACTGCTCATCGTTTCCCGGCGTCGGGGCCGACAAGGTAATGAACCCGTGCAATCGCTTGCAATTCGAGTTCGCTCATGTGTTCCTCGACATGCTCGCTCGGCTTTAGTCGTTTGCCAATTTCGGTGAAGAACGCGCCGTAATGCCGCCCGAGGCGCCGACACTCGGCCCCGGTGCAACGGCCGAGCGGCTTTCCGTAGGTCGTCGCGTATTCAAGCAGCCGGATTTCGGCGAGTTTTTCGATCCGTTCTTCTACGCGCTCGCCCACCGTCTTTAACACCTTGGCACGCGCCGCTAGGCGTCGCTCGGCCGCTTCTGGTGACAGCTTGGGCTTTGATGTCGGGGACTTCGCCCCGATGGTGGCTAAAATCCATTCCCGCAACGGGTCAAGGCAATAAATTTCCTGTTGCGCGTCGTCAAACACGTTCACTTCGCGGACGTGTGACACGTACCGCTCTGCTATTTGCTCCGGCGTTTCCGTTGGAAAGCCGGCTTGTAACCGCTTCACAAAATCGCGGGCCGACTCCAAATTGATGCGCGGGCGCCCTCTCCGCGATGGCGTGGTGGTGTTGGTTCCAAGCATCGCAACCTATCCTTTCTTCCCTTCGTGACAAAACTCAGTTCCCCACGCGCTACACCATTTCGCCGAGCAGAGCATCGATGAAGGATTCGCGCTGAAGCTCCACGGGTCACCCGGCCGAATTCGCCGCGCTTCGTCACCGTGGCGGAACGTGTCGAGGTCAAATGCCATTTGGCGCAGGATGCTCGACGCTGCCGCTTCGGCGTGAGCAATCACAGCTTCATTCGCCACCGGCGGCGGCTGCGGTTTCGTCGGATTGACGCGCTTTACAAAGTCAATCGAGGCGCGCTCGATCTTGTGACCGTGCGAACGCGCGAGCAGACTGTAGCCACCGAGCTGCGGTGCGAATGACGCCGGCATCCGAGTCCCGGTCTTTAGGTCACGAACGCTCCCCGGCTCACGCGCCACAAGGTCGGGATGCCCGGTCAACACCAAGCCTTGCTCGACCTCGGCCTCTAGCCGTTCCTCGATCAGCACCGGGTTAAGGCTCGGCGCCACGTTGTCCATGTAGACGCCAGTCATCCGGATCGTTTGGGTGACCGCGTCGGCCATCGTGTGCGTCGCGCCAGCGGGCGCGTCGTATTGCACCTCAACGCCGTCGACGCCGTCGGCCAGGGCCTCACGGCTGGCCTCGATCGCCACCGTGCGGAACGGCAACTTTCCGGTTTTTGCTTTTTCGCCGAGGACATAGGCGATGCCGTGGTGTACCGCCGTGCCAACGAGCGCGCCGATCGCCCGCGGCACATAGCGCAGATCGAACCCGGCGGTTTTGATTTCCCGCCAGAACAACCGGGCGGCGCCGCGCCTCGGGCAGTCGGTGTAGCCGGCCAGCGACGACACGCGAATTACCGTTGGTTCAGCTTCGCACCCCGTGCGAGAACTCACCAAAAGTTGTCTCGGGTTGCGAGTAGGGGTGGCGAGCAAGGTCATTTGGCCTCCGCGTCCTTTCCATAGTACGGCAGCAACGGCGGCATCCTGCCCGAGCGATAGGCGTCCTCGATTTGGGGGCGCATGACTTCCGCCACTGTCCGGCTATCGGGCAACAGCGTCTCGGCGAGGAACGCTTCCTCTATGGTCGTCAATCCGATGCCGACGGCTTCTAGCCGAGCCTTCACCGTCAGCCATAGCGCGCGCCAGCGGGTGCGCTGAAGTTGCGCGGATGCGCTGCTCGGCACCGGAACGGTAAACCGCAGATAATGCCCGCCGAGCCGGAAGCCGATAGTCGCGCGCCCCTTATCCTCGCCGAACATGAAAGCGTCGGCGCCGGCCCGCTTCATCAATTCGACAATTTGATCTCGCGAGCGCGATACCGGAACGTCAGTATCTTGAGCGAAGCGCCTCATCCGCTACCGACCAGTTTTTCGAGCTTAGCAATCGCGCTGTTCAGCCGGTCGAGGCTCTTGATGAGCGATGGCCCAAAGGTCTTGATTAGGTTGCGGCGCTCTCGCCACGCGCTCACCACTTCGCGGCCGGCGGCGATCAATTCTTCACCGAGCATCCGGTCTATGCTGGCGCGCGCGTTGCTTAGCGCAAGCGCCTCGCGGATTTCGGCGCGCTCGCGCTGCCGGCTGACAATCGTTCGTAAGTGGTCCCGCTCGGCGGCCGTCATCGGAACGCCAGCGTCGCGCCAAGAAAAATGGCCGCCCACATCGCCGCTCCTAGAGCAAGAAGGGCCCAGAACCGCGGACACCGTGCCAGATCGAAACGCGGCTTCGGCTGGTAAGAATTCGCCAAGCCGAGCCGGACGACTTCTCTACCGGATACAGTCCAGGGTCGTTCACAGGCCGGCGTCATCGCTGTCCACTCAGGCGGTGAATTATGATCCCGGTCCGATCCTTGATCTGCGCGCGGGTCACTGCGTCCGGATAGTGAAGGTTATTAAACCAACCCCAGATCGATACCCTGGTAAAACCAAGATGGGCGGCGAAGTCATCCGCTGACCAGCCGCCTTCCAGGTAGTATCGATAAAGCTCGCGAATGTCCGGATGAATTGGATTGGCTTTGCTCGGCCGGCGACGGCGCCGACGTTTTGGCTGTCGGCGGTCGTCAGCGGGCCCCATCTTCATCTCGCGCATCGCATCGGCAGGACCGACAGTAACCGTAAACGAGGCCCGATCGCCGCCGCTGGCATCGCGCGTCGCGAGAACAACGTCGCTCTCTTCGTAGTGGCTCGCGCTGCGGCGCTCAACAGTTGCCATCGTCTGCCCTCCTGTTCTTTGGCTCACGGCGCTATAGTCGGGCCGCGTTTCGTTTCGTTTCTGACACAGATTTATTCAATTAAGCGCCAAGCCCTTTCATGGGTTTGTGAATGCGCTCACCCCTGCGTTTAGATGCCGATCAGATGCTTACAGGTGCGCAAACCCGCGCTGCGCGTGCGCTTCTCGGTTGGTCGCGGGCAGAACTCGCGGATCGCGCGCGCATCAGCTTGTCGTCGATCCAGCGGATTGAGGCCGTCGACGGCGTGGGCTCGACACGCGCGGACGCTCTCTTCCGGGTGCAGCGCGCATTCGAGCGGGCCGGCGTCATCTTTCTCGATCCTGGCGAGCAACGGCAGGGTGGCGCCGGGGTTCGCTTCGGCCGTTCGGATTGACGCTTCGCATCGAGCCTCGCCTTCTACCCGATCGCTGTAAAATACATCGTAATCACCGTTTGACCGGCGTCAATGGGGTTTTTCTTATTGTTAAACAGACGGCTAGAACGGAAAATGTCTAAGTCCCTGATTGGCAACTTTGAAACCGACTAATGTTAAATTGCGCTGGCGCCCTATTGTTAAAACTACTGCGCCGATACGCGGTTTTTAGCCTCGGGATTGTCCGACAACTGGCCAAAAAGAGGTTGACCGCAGCCGTCAGCGGGCGAATGCTTCGCGCTTTCCTGGGGGTGCGAGCGGGGGAAGTCGGGTGGCTCGCCTACGAAAAACTTACCCACAGCGGCGCATTGTCGCAATAGCTTCACGGAAGGTTGACAATTCTACGCTTCAAAAAACGCGCGCATTTTACGCTTGTGTGCTGGTGGCATGACCGCGCCGCTCGTGCCGCCGGATATCGTCATTCCCCGTTTGCCGTGGGTGCCGATCTACGCCGATCGGCTGTGGGAAAGTAATTTCTTCGCCGTCGCCACCGATGCCGAGTTCAAGGCCGCCTTCTGCCTCTGGCTAAAATCATGGACACAGACGCCGCCGGGGTCATTGCCGAATGACGATCGCGTCCTTTGCCGGCTGGCCGAACTCAACGGAAATTTGGCGAAATGGGGAAAAGTCAAACGGATCGCGTTGCGCCACTGGATCGAGTGCGACGATGGCCGGCTGTACCATCCGGTCGTCGCCCAGCTAGTTATTGAGGCCTACCAGAGGCTTACGAAGAACCGCCATCGTACCGCAGCCGCGACCGAAGCACGTAACGTGCAACGTAACGTTCAACGTCACGGGTTACGTGTCGTTTCTAACCTTAACCATGATCTAGACAAACCTCCCCTAAATCCCCCCCGCGAAGGCGGGAGGGACTTTTTTTCAATAAATGATGAGGGGCTACCCTCCGGCAACGTCCCAGCCGTGGAACCAAAAATCATCGGCCACAGCCTGCCGTGCGATTGCTCGAACTGTAGGCGCTGGGTCGAGCAACACCGGAGCGCAGGATGAGCCAGCCGTCACTATTCGATAATGACACCCTGCCCGAAACGGCACTGCCGATGCCTACGCACGATATTGAACAACTAAAAAAGATGATCGTTTTGATCGATGGTGAAGGCCGTATTCTCGACGCGAACCTTGGCGCATGGCTCGGATACCGTCGCGTCGAAAAGATCAGAGAACTTATACGTCGCCATTGGCGAGAGCTTGTCGCGTTAGGAAGTTTACCCCAGCGCGGGGTAAACCCCGGCTCAAAAGGTGGGCGTCCAACATTCGCTTACTACCTGAACCAAGCACAAGTGAATCATCTTATCATTTTTTGCGGTTTACCCGATCTAAGCGAAACGCGCGTGCTGGTGACAAAGGTTTTCACTGAATGGCAAAACAAGAACCTTGCCTCCACGAACGCCGAAACCACGATCGAGCTACAGGACGCTGTCGAAGCCGCCGAACGACAAAAGCCCGGTTCCACTCAACTCGGCAAACTGGCCGAGCGCGTCGAACGCCTCGAAGCGGACGTGAGCGATACTAAGCGAACCGCAACGGAAGCATGGTCCGACGCAAAACATGCGTTGAAGCTCGTTCAATCTCCGCCGCTGAAATATCCGAAACCGTCGGCACCAATTGACCCGAACTGGCCGACCGCTTCCGGATTGCCGAGACTTGTTGAACCGAGGAAGGAGTGAACATGGACGGTAGCTACCACATTGACACCGCACTGCGCGGCTTTGTCGATCGCATCGTGGAACAGTACAAGGCCCGCGATGACATCAACGGTGACATTCGCGAGATTTACGGCGAAGTGAAGGAAGCCGGCTTCGTCGTCAGTGTCGTCCGCGGCATGGTCCGCGAGTACCGGATGGACGCCGAAGCCCGAGCGGCACTGTACCAGCACCAGAACGAATATCGGGTGGCGCTCGGGCTGTCGCATTTGGAGGGTACGCCGCTCGGCGACGCCGCGCTCGAAGCCGAGGCAATCGAACTCGGCGAGACGATGAGAAAACCGACGCCCTTCGCCGAGCAGCCGGTGCACAAGCGGCCTCGCGGTCGGCCGCGGAAGGACGCCGCGCCCTCGAACGGCTCCCGGCCGATGTTCGACGCATGATTTGTGAAACATGCGACGGCTGCGGCTACGTGCTGGCGCCCGGTGTCAGGCTTGACGATCCGAGCCGTCGGGTTTGGCTCAAACTCCCATGCGACGACTGTGGCGGGAGCGGCTTCGCCTATTGCTGCGAGGGCGAGCATTGCTGCGAGGGCGAGCGACCCGATGAAGCGGTTTAAGCTCACATACCCGGACCCGAGCGAGCGCGACATTCACGAAGCCGTCGCCGACGCGCTCGAAGCGCTCTTGCTGCCGCCGGCGTTCTGGTGCGCGTACCCGGCCGGCGTCACGCAATTGTCGCCACAGCAAGCCGCGGCGCACGCCCGCTTCGGCCTCAAGTCCGGGATGCCCGATATTCAGATTTGGTATCGGGGGATTTATCTCATCGAACTGAAGAAACCCGGCGGGCAACTGTCACGAACGCGCATCGTGAAAAGCTCAAAGACCGGAGCGCTGCGCGAGGTCGTCGGCCAAGTCGAGCGCTTCAAGCAACTGCGCGAAACCGGAGCGGTCGTTGACGGCGCGATTTGCTACAGCGTCGAGGGCGTGTTGAACAAATGCGCGCAGTGGGGATTGCCGATGAAGGGCAATTCGCTGGTGACAAAATCCGCCACGGTGACGGTGCGCGATGAGTGTAAGAGCCGGAACCATAATCGGCCGTGCGTCGTCACTTACGCCGAGGACATGGTGACAGTCACCGGCACCGGCGATTGTCAGGATTGGTGCCCGATCCTGCGCCGCCCGGTGGACGAAATCATCGAGGCCGAGGCCGAGCGAGTCGCGGCATGAAAAGCACTATTCCTGTCAAAATTGAGCGGCCGCCGAAGCTCGGGTGGCATGACGCGGCTGGTGAATGGCACGCAGGCGAGACAGGCCCGGGAGAGGATGTAGCGGGCGCGAACAGGGTTAGATTTGAAGCAGCAGTCGTCGCGCTTGTGGCTGAGTTCGTAGGCTCCCTCACTGGACTGCGACCGCCGCTAGAGCGCGCACTATTCCCGCCTGACCAAGAACCCGCGCTGAAGCGTCTTTGCGATGGGATCATCCAACTCGTTCGCGAGTGCGGAGCCTGACCATGAGTAGCCCCCCGGTCTCCTGGCCAGCCGCGGCGTAATGGCCGAGCCGTCGCCGTTCTTCCGCCAACACCACGCCGTCGAGGCGCCGGCGATCGATCAGTGGCATTTCCGAACCTACTACCGCGTCTGGACCCGGCTTGACCAACTGAAGGCCGACCGCGCGATCAGTCCTTACGTTTGGCTCTGCGGTTGCGAATATCGGCGGATCGCCGAACTTGTGCTTTCCGACGAATTCCACCCGCCGAACTTCGAGTATGGCGGCATGGGGCACAATAGCCGAGGTACGGACTTCGATCCGTCGCGAGGCCGCATCGATGCCGGCAACCACAAGGCGGAAATCCGCAAACACCTCGGCGGCTTCGCTATCAATTTACTCGAACTGCACCTCGTCGGCGATTTGCCGTGGGAAACCCTCGGCAAGCTCTACGGCGTGCATCGGAAGACCGTCAAAAGATGGACGATCGAATGTCTCGATGGGCTTGCCTTCGTCGTTTGGCCGGTCATGGCGGGACGCGCGCTGCCAATTGTTGCTTAGCAAAAATTAAGTGATAAATCGCAACGGGAACCGAGGCGATGAATCGAGTGCCAGACCACAACGCCCCGCACTTCCTCGCCGTGCGGTATTTGCCGACGCAACACGGTCCCTTCCCGCCCGGATGGTACGTGGTGCGAACCTGTCCTTGCCATTGGGGCGTGCGCGTGACGGAGCCCCGGGAAAGCAAGGCCGCCGCCTACCGAGCTAAGGCCGCCATGCTCAAAGTAGCATCGTGAAGAAACCGCAAACGCCGCGCTAGGGGCCTCGGGGGAGGTTTAGCGCGGCGCTGCTTCCGACAAAGCCGGGGGATATGCCCGCCTTGGGGGAAGCCGCAATCTACTCGAATGCTATTGCAAAAAAAAGACCCGACGCGGCGCACGCGCTCGGGTCAAGTGAGGTTTAGACGACAGCAAGCTATCACAAGAACCTTGACAGCAAAAGCGCAGTGGGAATAAAGGCGGAAGTACCATTGCGGCAATTACGTCCGCATCGCCTTTCCGACACGGTCAATCCGGCCATCGCAACCCGCTTTTAGCGGGCGTTCTGACGTGGAGAATGCCAATGCAAACACCCGATCCGGCTCCCGCCGATCCCGGACACGAACCCTCGCCACCGGCCGAAGAACCGGACCACGACAGCACCGAGCACGAAGACGACGAGCATCAAGACGGCGACGCCGCTTAAGGGGATACGCTGATGCCGTTCACGCACACCATCCGGCGCGTCTACTCGACCAACGCTGGAGTCGTCATCGATAACGTCGAAACAGTTACCGGGACGCAGCAAGGCGTGGATATCGACACGACTCTCGCCCCAGGTGCTCAAGTCGAATTCGACGTTATGGTCGTTGTCGACCGGGTTCAGTCCTTGATGCTGTTCTGCGACCAACCCGCCGAGGTTTTGACCAATGACCCGGCTGCGCCGAGCAGCACGATCACGCTCAAGGGAAATATCCCGATCACGTGGACGCTCAATTCCTTCTGGCCGCTACCGTTGCACGGTGGAACCGTAAACAAGATTTTCGTCACGAATAATGGCCCCGTCGAAGGGCACTTGAAAATCCGCATGCTGGCTAACTGAGCGAAAGGAGCGGAGACGCAATGGCCCTCCAAGTCCTCAACGGCCCGTTTATCCAACCAGGCGAAAGCCTGTCAGACGGGCTCGATTGCACGGCCGGCGGCATCGTCCGGCTCACCATGCCCGGTCAACAATGGGTGCCGGCGAATATAACCTTCCAGATTTCGACCGATGGCGCGCTTTTCAATGACCTCATGAACATCGACGGGACCGAAGTCATGATCCCGTGCGTGCCCGGAACGGCCGTTGTCGTCGCTCAACTCGGCGAGGCTTTGAAAGCTGTCGCTCACCTCAAGATCAGATCGGGTTCGCGCAACCATCCGGTCATCCAATCGGAACTATGTGAATTCGCTGTCGCCATCGATCCGAACGTGGCCGCAGCAAGCTCAACGCGGAAGTGAGCAATCCCGTGTTCGGCGGTAGTTCCTTGATGCCCCGTCCGGGAAGGTTCTATGACAAGCAGGCGTGGCGTGACTTACGCTTGATGGTCCTACGCCGCGACCATTACCGCTGCGTTCGTTGCCAAGCCTATGTGGGTGGTAAGGGCCAAGCACGCGTCGACCACATAGAGCCCGTCAAGGTAGCTCCGCACCGTGCCCTTGATATCAACAACCTGCGCACCCTATGTGCGACGTGCGACAACCGCAGCCATACCGAGAAGGCAAGGCGACTCCCATATCGCATCGATAAGATTGTTCATGGTCACGACGCGACGGGATTGCCGCTCTACGCCGGCCATCCGTGGAACATACCGGGGGGGAGGGCCCAAAATCTCGAAGGAGGGGCCGCGCAAT